GCCACTACTTAAAAAGTTAGACAAATGCTTCTTTAGCTCAGATGGTAGAGCACTTGTTTTGTAAACAAGATGTCGTTGGTTCGATCCCGACAAGAAGCTCAATATAGTACCTTAGCTCAATTGGTAGAGCATTTGGTTTACATCCAAGAGGTCATAGGTTCGAATCCTATAGGTACTACGGAGTTTAGAAATAACTAAATGCTCTCACTCCCATATGGCATCCAGTCCGTTAAGCTGGAGAAGAGAGCAAACGCGGTAGTTGCCAAGATGGTCAAGGCGCTGGATTGAAGACCCAGTTATGTAAGTTCGAGTCCTACCTGCCGCACATTGTAGGTCTTTGAAATATTAGTTTAAAATACGTCCTTAGCTCAATTGGTAGAGCAGTGGTCTCCAAAACCAAAGGTTAAAGGTTCGATTCCTTTAGGGCGTGCAAATATGGGTTTATGGTATAGATGGCTAACACGGGAGCTTTGCAAGTTTCAGTCCCCAGTTCGAGGCTGGGTAGATCCACATAAAATAATGTCCCGTAGCTCAGAGGTAGAGCAAACGACTGTTAATCGTAAGGTCGATGGTTCGATCCCATCCAGGACAGCAACAATGGGAGTATAATACTAATTGGTAGGTGTTCGGTCTGTAAAACCGCTTGTCGAGGTTCGAGTCCTTGTATTCCCACTATAGTTTACTACTATAACTTGAAAAGTAGTTGGTTGCAGAGAGTGCATAGATTTAGACCAAAGAAGATAAATCATATATATTGTTATATAGCTCAATGGTTAGAGCATTCGCCTGATACGCGAAAGGTTCCAGGTTCGAGTCCAGGTATAACAACATTTGCTCCTATAATTCAATGGATAGAATACCGGTTTTCTAAACCGTTTGTTACAGGTTCGAGTCCTGTTAGGAGTACAGAATAATATAACGCGTAGCGATCCATTGTGAGAGGTTACCCGACTTGGACTCGGGGTTATTGAAGGTTCGATTCCTTTCTACGCGACATATAGAGTAGTATATCAATTGGTTAGATTACCTGGTTTGGGACCAGGAGGCTGTCGGTTCGAGTCCGGTCTACTCTACAAAATTTATTGTCCCCTCGTCTAACGGCAGGACACCTGACTTTGATTCAGTTTGTGGAGGTTCGAATCCTTCGGGGACAACATTTATACGGAAGGATAAAGCGTAATTGGTATCGCCCCGGTCTTGAAAACCGGTATCGGGAAACTGGTGTGTAGGTTCGAGTCCTATTTCTTCCGCTGTGTTTATGGTGTTAATGGTTAGCACGACAGGTTGTGACCTTGTTAGTTCGAGTTCGAATCTCGATAGACACCCTTAAGGACGTATGGTCGAGTGATTAGGCAACTGCCTGCAAAGCAGTTTTACATAGGTTTGAATCCTATTATGTCCTCAACTTGGAAAGTTGGCAGAGTGGTAATGCAGCGGTTTGCTAAACCGTACATCAATAAAATGATGCGTTGGTTCGAATCCAACATTTTCCGCATGAATTAATATTTATAAGAAAGGAGAATCAAATGAAATTCCAAAAATTAGGAAATAATGAAGTAGTAGATTTATTAACATATGTTAAAGACTACTTATCAACTCATCCAGACCATGAGGTATTCATAGGTTGTGATTCTCAAAATGCAAAAAGAGATACTCGTTATGGAGTAGTAGTTGTAATGTACGCTAAAGGTAAAGGTGGACACGTTCTATATTTAAAATATTCTAAATCGATTATACGAGATAGATTTACTAGATTATGGGGTGAAGTTGAGAAATCAATTGAAATTGCAACTTACTTACGTTCAAACGGTATTGATAGAACAACTTATATTGACTTAGATTTAAACCCAGATCCAAGATATAAATCAAATCAAGTATTAAGATCAGCTATGGGGTACGTAGAAGGTATGGGATTTAAAGTAAGAATTAAACCATATGCTGTTACTGCATCATATGCGGCAGATAATTTAATTAAATAATAGAGTATAAGTAGGTTTGGCTCTCCAATAAATCCTACTTATATTTAGATAATAAGAAATTGCGGGGTAGAGCAGTGGTAGCTCGGAAGGCTCATAACCTTTAGGTCGTTGGTTCGAATCCGGCCCCCGCTACAAATCTTAAGAGTAATTAACTTAAGACTGACAGGTTCGAAACTGTCGATTGATTATGGTGTAATGGGCATAGCATGCCTAAACAGCAAGCAGGATTATGGTTCGATTCCATTTTAATCAGCAAGTCGTCTTTAAGTGGTTTATCCATAACGTACAAAGCTTAAGACGTTAAATTAAGCTTGATTGATTATATCATGGAGGTTTTTTAAATGTTACCCACAAAACATTAGTCTCGTTTCTCAAGTGAGATGTTTCCGACTTAAATAGAAACTAAAACAGCAAAAGTAGGGGCATATAGGTGAAACTTAAACCTGCCCCGAATATGTTGCGTTAGATTAGCAGGTTAAATCGTTGGGTTTTCAACCCAAAGATCACGGGTTCGATCCCCGTACGCAATACATATAGTTCCATAGGCTAACGGATAAACCCTTTGACTACGAATCAGATATTTCCTGTTCGAATCAGGATGGAACTACATTTAATATCGGAAGGTATTATTTACAAGTATAATAATCTAGAATAAAAATACTTGTTCGGGAATTAGCTCAGATGGTCAGAGCGTTATGGCACATGGCATAAAGGTCATAGGTTCGAATCCTATATTCCCTACTAAATGCAAAATTAGCTCAATTGGTAGAGCGTTGCCTTGCCAAGGCAAAGGTTGTGAGTTCGAGCCTCATATTTTGCTCTTTATAAGCAGGTATAGCACAACGGTTAGTGTTAGAGATTTCCAATCTTTAGATGTCAGTTCGATTCTGGCTACCTGCTCTTAAATTAATGCCGATGTAGCTCAGATGGTTAGAGCGTAGGATTCATATCCCTAAGGTCGATAGTTCGATTCTATTCTTCGGTACAATATATGCTCGGATGGTGGAACTGGTAGACACGCAGGACTTAAAATCCTGTTCTTCGGAGTGCGGGTTCGATTCCCGCTTCGAGTACAGCGCAGTTCCTTTTACTACTTTTAGACTCTGCGGATACTAAATGAAAAGTGAAAAGTAGAAATGCCCCGATGTTGGAATTGGTAGACATAGTGGTCTTAGAAGCCACAGCTTCGGCGTGAGAGTTCGAGTCTCTCTTGGGGTACCATATTTATAATAAATTAGGTTGTTTAAGCTTTAGGGCATAAACGACCTTTCTTAATCTTATATATATGAACTTCAAACAATGGATTATCGAGCTGTTCAAAGATGAACGCAAATCAACTTCAGTTAAACCTGTAATAGCCATTATAGGTGCTTTATTTTTATGTATTACAATGACTATAAATTCATTCTCTCATGGGGATATGAAACCGTCTGATAATCTGGTAGATGCTGTAATGATTATTACTGTAATAGGTATGGGTGCGGATTCATTAGATAAATTTTCAATGAAGTCTAAAAAAGAAGAACCAAAACAAGAAGAACAAGTAGGTTAATTATAAAATATAAATTATGCAATTATCAAAGTATTTCACATTAGTAGAATTAACTCCTTCAGGAACTGCAAAACGTTTAGGAATTAAAAATGATCCTACACCTGAGCATTTAGAAAATTTAAAATTATTATCAGTTAACGTATTAGATAAAGTACGTGAACATTTTGGAAAACCAATTTGGGTTTCATCTGGATATCGCTCTAAAGCATTAAATGATGTTACTCCAGGTTCTAGTGCTACATCTCAACATTGTACAGGTGAAGCTGCTGATTTAGATCAAGATGGTAGAGGTACTGGTGTTACTAATAAAATGGTATTCGATTATATTAAAGATAATTTAGTATTCGATCAATTAATTTATGAGTATGGAACTGATTCAAATCCTGATTGGGTTCATGTTAGTTGGGAATCAAATGGTAAACAAAGAAAACAAGTATTACGTTGTATTAGAGTAAATGGTAAACCCGTTTATACACCCTACAAATAATTTAATTTTAGCTTGGAGTCATGAACACTCCTTGTTATATATTGGAGTATGGATATAGATAAAGTATTTAACTCATTTAATGATGAGGAGTATAAAGAGAAAGTAAAAGATCTTAAAGATACTCCTCAATATTGGATCGGTATGTTTAAAAAACTAATCTATAATTATAATAATGGTCATAAATACTTTATGAAAAATTTGCTAGACTCATTAGAAGACCAGCAAGATATTGATAAAGAAAAAATAAAAGACTCAATTGAATATCTTACTTATTCTATAGCGTATTCATACATTAAAAAACTTGATATAACTGACTTAACCCACTTATATTACCTTACCTTATCGGCTGACGATATGTTGTCGAAAAGTATATTAAGCTGTTTATATTACTTTGAATCCAATGAGATGTATGAAGATTGCGCATTCCTAAAATCGCTAGAAATAGAAGTGAACAAATTACTTCTTAAATTTGGCTCCCCAAATAACTGATACTATATTTTTAATACGGGTTTTAAGGATTAAGAGAAGAGAGAGAAATAGAGACTAGAAGAATGAAATAAAGACACCTAAGAAATAAAATGGGTGGTTATAAATAAACATATGAGAAATAGAGAATTAATAAACCGCAAATTGGAAAATTTAGAATCCAATTTAGCTAAAATGAATTTTATGTTAAAACGTCAATCTAGTATTGAAGAATTTAACGTAATAGTAGAAAATAGTAGAGAATTAATCGAAACGATTAAATCATTCGTTAGTATGGAGCCTATGTCTCCTAATGAAATAAATAAAATTTAATATGTTAGAACCTGAAAAAATATTAAGTAACTGGGGAGAGTTCTTAGGTTATATTGATATGTACATTATGGGAGACCGTGGTGCTAAATTAAAAGCGTTTTATGAACAATATTCTGAACGTTTTATGTTAATGCCTGCAGCTCATAAGCCTCAATATCATAATTGTTTCCCTGGTGGTTATGTAGATCATGTTAATAGAGTAGTTCAAGGTGCTTTAAAAATAGATCGTGTATGGCAAGAAATGGGAGTAATAGGTACTTATTCTACTGAAGAATTAGTATTTTCTGCTTTAAATCATGATTTAGGTAAATTTGGTACATTTGAACAAGAAGCATATTTAACTCAAACTGACCAATGGAGACGTGAAAAATTAAACGAACAATATATGTTTAATGATCGTTTAGAATTTATGTCTGTACCTGATAGAGGATTATTTATTTTATCTGAATTAGGTATATCAGTAACTAAAAACGAGTTATTATCTATTAAATTACATGATGGTTTATATGATGAAGCTAATAAACCCTATTTAATGTCATGGGCTCCAGAAACTAAACCTCGTACTTCATTAATCTATATTATTCATCAAGCCGACTTAATGGCAGCAAGAATTGAATTCGAAAGAGAATGGTTTCCTAAATTATTAGGACCTAAAGTAGAAACAAAATCTAATTTTACAATAAAAAAAGAAGAAAAAAAGACACCTATTAGAACTAAAGCTTTAAGTAATATTAAAAGTAGTGGTTTAAATGATGTAATGTCTAGTTTCTTTGAATCATAAATAAATAATGATATACTTGATATTAAGTGTAATGGTCGTAATCCTAGGGTTTACGACCTACAACCTTTTAACTAAAATAGAAAAAGCTGAAGATATTATTATATCCCAGCAAGAATATATTGATAAAGTTACTGAAACTATTGAATATTCTAATGTTAAATTAACTCAAATCGATCATAAAGGTTCGTTTGAAGCCGATGATGAAATTGGATGGTTCTTTAAAGAAATTAAAAATTTACAAACCCTACTAGATGAGTTCAATAATAAACGCAAGTAATATACCTAAAGGTAAAAAAACTGGTGTTTATTTTACCCAAGATACAGAGGATGCTATCGTTGCTTATAATAAGTCTTTAGACTTTGATGAACGTGATAAGATTTATAATAGAAGAATTCATTATGCTTTCTTTAAACTAACGGAAAATATTATACATACGTTTAAATTTTATTATACCGAAGTAGATAATATTGAAGATTTACAACATGAAATTATAACATTTCTATTAAGTAAAATTCATTTATTTGATCCAAGTAAAGGTGCTAAAGCCTATTCTTACTTTGGTACTATCGTAAAACGATATTTAATTATATCTAATACTAAAAATTATAAGAAACGTATTGATAAAGCACCAGTTGAAGAATTAGAGCAAGATGAAAATTATTCATACGAAATAGATGATGTACCTCATAAAGAACGATTAAATGAATTCTTAACATTATACACCGATTATTGCTCTCAAAATTTAACTACTCTATTCCCTAAAGAAGGAGATGCTAAAATTGCTGATGCAATTCTTGAATTATTTCGTAAACGTGAATTTTTAGATATATTTAATAAAAAAGCATTATATATATACATTCGTGAAATAATTGATGTTAAAACACCTAAAATTACTAAAATAGCTGATAAATTAGGTAATATATTTAAAGAACATTATTTATTTTATTTAGAAAACGGATATACAAAGTTCTAATTATTATATTTATAAATAAAAACTATGAATAATTTAGAATCGGTTGTATTTGGAACTAAGAAATTTTCAGATATTTTAAACGAGATATACGATAATCAAAAGAAAAAAGAAAAACAAATATCAACATTAATTGGTGAATTAAAACCATTAATTAATGATATTGGTGATGCTACATTAATTGTACCATTAATTAAAGAATATTTAGAAATAAGTGTTAAAAATGATGAACAATTAATTAAAATGGCAACTATTATCCAACGTGCATTAACTAATTCAACAGGTAATGGCGATGGAGGTTTTGGAATTTCAGAGGAAGAAAAACAACAACTATTAGCCGAAATAGATAAAATAAATAAAGACAATGGTTAATGTAGCCTATGGATTTGGATCTTTAAATAATGAATTAAATACGGGTAATAAAAATTACTCTATTAATACGGCTAACTCCTTAAATAATTTAATAACAGCCGTACGTGTTAAATCTATAGTATTAAACGATACTCATCCTAGATTTAAAGAAGTAGGAGAATGGAATGGATTAGGTACTATTGAATTTGATTCAATTGAAACCCCTAATCTATTTCCTAATACTATATTTCCTTTAGCTAGACCTATATCACCTAATTTAAAAAATTTACCATTAGTAAATGAAGTAGTTTATTTAATTGCTTTACCTAATACAGGTATAGGTCAATCTACAACATCAAAAACTTCTTACTATATTAGTACTGTAGGTATTTGGAATCATCCACATCATAATGGTTACCCAGTTAATGCTAATATTCCTCCTACATCACAACAAAAAGATTATACTCAAACTCAAGTAGGTAGTGTTAGACGTGTAACTGATAAATCAACTGAAATATTTTTAGGAAATACATTTAAAGAAAGATCAAACATTCATCCATTATTACCTTTTGAGGGTGATGTAATTGAAGAAGGTAGATGGGGTAATAGTATTCGTTTAGGTAGTACTGTTAAAAATAATCCTAACAATTGGTCTTCTACAGGTACAAATGGTGATCCTATCCTTATTTTTAGAAATGGACAATCAATTAAGGCTAATGATAAAGGTTGGTTACCTATAACAGAAAATATAAATGATGATTTATCATCTCTTTATTTAACTAGTACACAAACTATACCTTTAAACGTATCTAGCAATAATTACTTATCATATAATACAGCACCAGAAAGTATAAATAAATACTCAGGTGCTCAATTATTAATAAATTCAGGACGTATTGTATTAAATTCAAATAAAGATCACCTACTTTTATCCGCTATAAAATCAATAAATTTA